TTATTTGTTATAAATGTATATACAAATGTAACGTTTTATTCAATACGAAAAACATTTGAATTAAAAATAAAATTAAATATTATTTAAGTAGCTGAAAGTCAACTTAATAAAATTAAATTAAATTAAAAAAATATTTATATATTTGCCATTATGCCAGCTGGAAGACCTCAAAAATATAGCGACGAACTAGCCGAACAAATGTTCGAAATAATGTCTACAAGCAATAGAAGCCTAAAAAGCATTTGCGACGAACTAGAAATAGGCGTTACGACTGTGTTTAGGTGGCTTGACGAAAAGGAAGAATTTCGGAATAAATACGCGCGCGCGAAAGAGCTTCAGGCGGATTTTTTAGCCGAAGAGATACTTGTTATAGCAGACAATGAACTTAAAACTACAGACGTAACAGAATACGAAAATGGTGAGGGCGGCGGAATTAGCCGAACAACAAAAGACAATATACAGCGGGCGCGCCTGATGATCGATTCGCGAAAATGGCTAGCTTCTAAGCTTAAACCAAAGAAGTATGGCGACGTTAAGCCAGAAGAAGAAACAACGCCAGAAGAAGCTGAAACTTACGAATCGTTTTTAAAGAAAATAAAAGAAGCTTAAAATATGGAAAAATCAAACTTAGAAATAGAACCTTTCTTTTTGCCTGAAGCTTTAGCGCTTCTTAATAAGAATTTGGAAAAGAAAATTCGAATAAATCATTTATACAATGTTATTTATAACAAGCTAAAGCCAGAACTTATTTACGTTAAAGGTAGGCACGTAATGATTCAATACAATGAAATAGTAAATATTTACAACTATATTAAAGAATCGAATCGAATCCGCTATTCAACAAACGGACGAAAAAAGAAAGCTTAGTTTTGGATATAGTACCGATATATTTCAAACACTTTAAAGAGTGCGCGAATGAAAAGTTTATAGTTCTTCGCGGATCCAGTCGAAGCGCGAAGACTTATTCTGTTCTTCAGTGGTTTTACTTTCTGGCTATTTCTGGCGTTAAATTCGAATTGACTATCGTCGGAAGATCTAAGCCGTTTTTAAGGGACGGCGCGTTCAATACTTTTAAAGAAATCGCACCGAAAGAAAGATTTATTTCGAATCCGTTTCGCGTAAAAATAAAAAACGCTGTTATTCTTTTTAGATCATTCGAAAACGAAGCAGACGCGAAAGGCTCGGAACGTGATTTTCTTTATGTTAACGAATGTAACGACGTCGATTTTAAAATAGTTCAGCAATTAGTTATGCGAACTAGAAAGCAAACGTTTTTCGACTTTAACCCTACGAAAAAATTCTGGATCGACGAATATAACAGCGGAAAAAATCTTATACATACAACGTGGAAAGACAACAAGTTTTTAAGCGAATCACAAATCGAAAACTTTAAACGAATTAAAGATCGCGCCGAAAAGCCAAACGCCAGCGCTTACGACAAATATTTATATTCTGTTTACTATCTGGGCGAATACGGCGATTTAAGTGGGAATGTGTTTTCTAATTTTGAAGAAATAGACGAAGAAACTTATTTTAAAGTAAGCGGCGAAAAAAAGCTTTATTGTTTAGACTTTGGATTCAGCGAAGATCCTTGCGCGTTAATCGAACTATCATTCAGGGACGGAAAATATATCGCGCGCGAATTACTCTATCAAAATGGACTAAACGACTTTAAGCTGGCTGAAATCTTAACTTCGTTTATTAAAGACGATTCGCTTTGTGTTTGCGACTGGGGCGGCGGCGGCGACGCTAGAATAAGCAATCTTTTTACATTAACTGGAATTTCATTCGCTAAAGCTGTTAAAGGCGCTGGAAGCATAAAGAACGGCGTCGAATTAATGAATTCAAAAGAATTTCTTCTACTAGGCGAAAACCTTAATCGTGAATTTAAAGGCTATGAATTCAAAGACGGCGAATTCGTCGACAAAGAAAACCACACTATCGACGCGACGCGTTACGGCTTAGACTATGCGATACGGGCTAACTATTTCGACTAATAAATAAAATTAAATTAAACTTTATAATTTTGAACTATGTCAGTAAAAACATTAACACAATTAGCGGCGCAAGCTCAACAGATTAAAAACGAAACTTCGCGCGGTGCGAATACAGCTAGTCGCGTCGGGACTTTAGCTGTAGATACTACAGACACGATCTTCGCTTTAAGGAAGCCCGAAGTTTATTTCGCAAAAAATAAGCTTATCTGTGATTTAGGAAACCACGCTACAGAATACGGCGACGTTTTTCTTCAGGTCGTACATTATAATAAGCGCCGTAAATGCTGGCAAGCGGCAAGCGGCGCGGGTGTTAAAGACATAAATCCAGTCGCATTCATTAATCACGAACAAGCTATTCTAACAAATGTTAATTTGTTAAGATGCAAAATTCTTTTAGCTAGCAATGTGACAGAATACGACTTCGACAATGGCGGAATTAATATCTATATGTTTGGAAACTTATTCGAGCCTTACTACAAACTAAGACAGTTTTCTTTTTTCAATATAGGGACGGACACTGGAACAGACCTTTTGAATGTTCAAAGAAATACGGGCTATACTAAAACTTCTTATCACCAATACGGTCTTAAAAAAACTGGCTTAGCTGTCACTAAGATAGTGACTAACGCTTCAGGAAGTAAGTCACAAATATTAAGCAACATTTTACCTTTTACAATTAGAGTAAACGCCGCGAAAACGATCGCGACTGTAAACTTCGGAAATAAAAGAAAGTTTAACGCTGGATTGTCTTAATATGGATCACGTCGATTCAACTCCTAGTATGTTTATAAATTCGCTATGTACTGGCGTTTTAATCTTATTCGCTAAACTTATTGAAGCTTATCAGAACATACATTTGCCGCCTATTATTATTATAGAAACGCTTCAGGCGCTTTCTTATGCTGGCGCTATAGTTGTTAGCTGTTTTACGATTTATAACTACTGTAAAAAGAAAACTAAGAAGTGACGAATAGACGTTTCGAATATTTATTTAAAGAATTAAAAATGAAAAAAGTTAAAATAGTTCGAATCGAAAGAAGCGAAAAACAAACGTCAGGAATCTTAACGACAGACGGCTTCGAATGCAAGACGCTGGAACTTCCAGATAAAAACAACGCTTCAAAAGTTAGCTGTATTCCTACGGGAAAATATATTTGTAAATATACAAAAAGCCCTTTGTTTTCGAAGAACGCTGGAAAAGACGTTTTAACTTATGCAATTTTAAATGTTCCTAATCGCGCTGGAATTCGAATTCATTCGGCGAACTACGCGCGTCAGCTTTTAGGCTGTATCGCTTTGGGATCTATTCACAAAGATTTAGATCTGGACGGACAGCTAGACGTTCTTCATTCTGGCGACACTATGAAGAAATTCGAATCACTAATGAATTACGAAGACTTCGAACTTGAAATCGTTAATAAATAAAAATATGGCTTTGAAAAACTACTATAAACCAACGCCGAAAAAATGGCGAAAATTAGGCGACGCGATTCTTTACGGGTGCGGCGCTGTCGGTGTTACTGGACTAATCGGATTCGATCAGTTGAAAGATATTTTCACGCCTAAAGAATTAAAAATAATTATCGGAAGCGTTTTAATTTTGGGCTTCATAGGTAAATTTATTACTAACTTTTTTAAGGAAGAAGAAGCGAACAAATGATCATTTACTTAGAAAGCACACTTATTTTAATGCAATCTAAAGGAATGACGCTTCCTGAAACTTAGACGGATCCAGTCGTTAAACGTGTCGACAATATTAACTATTTATTAATAAACGAATGAAGATTTTTTCTGACTTGTACGAATTTATTAAGCCTATTCTTTTCGGGCTGGCTATTATTTTTTTCTTAGCTTTCTTTTTTTCTACGTGCGAAAGCTGGACTTCTGAAGATCCAGCGCCAGTCACAAAAATAGATCAAAAGAAACTATATAAAGAAATCGATTCGCTTCAGGAAGAAAACAAACAGATAGATTCTTCGACTTTCTACATTAATAAAAGATTGAAGTCAGATAGTGCGAATTTAGCTATTCAAATGATCCGATATAAAAACAAGTATTTAAAAGCTTTGTCGATCGTTCCAGACACTTTAAAAATTTATATCAAAGAAATGGACGCGGAATGTTCCAGAAAAGATTCGATTTTCGCGACTTCTTCAGCTAGAAAAGATTCGATCATTTCGGAAAAGACAAAGCAGAACGAAAACTTAAATTCTATTTCTTCAAAGAAAGACAGCATAAACGCGGTAAAGTCTGACAGCATAGCGCTTTTAAGAAAACTAATAAAGCGTAAATACTGGCGCGGTTTCAGTGACGGCGTAATTGTCGGAAGCGTCGGAACTGGTTTAATCTTAGGCGGCGCGAATACAATTCGAAAGAATTAATCTTTATAAATAAAATTAAATAAGACTTTATATTTTTGTTTCATAACTTTTAAAAATTAAAGAAAATGTTTCCTAACTTATGTTCAGACTTATTGTCTAAAGATATTACGCCTAGTTGCGATAATCCAATTATTAACGGCGTAGAAGCTACGGGCGTTATCGTTAATCGCGAAGATATTGACTTCGCTAACGTAGTTTATAACGGAACGCGTAAAAACGTTGTTGAAGATTTGCCGTTAAAAGTAGGCAAAAAAGGCTACGCGATCTATATTCCGTCGAATTCGCCTTTCGCTGGAACGAACACAACTTTAGCGACTGGAACAAACTCGAATAAATTCACTTCGAATGTCGGATTCGTTGTTTTAAATAATGATCCAGACGTTACGGCTAAAATTATCGACGGCTTAGCGAATGGGATTTATGTAGTTGTTTTACAAAATAAATATAACAACAAAGACAAAGCGACAACGCCTAGCGATTCAGTACACCAGATTTACGGAATGGAACGCGGACTTAAAGCTACAGCTTTGGAAAATGATAAATACAGCGCGGACACTGACGGAGGCTGGAATGTTGTTTTAACTGAAGAAAATCACCCTACAGCGGCGATCTGGTTATATGACACGGATTTAGCAACTACAGCGGCGAAATTTGAAGCTTTAACAGATGTAGCGACTTCGTAGAATGAATTTCGAAATCTTATATAATGAATTAAAAGCCTTACAAAATAAGGCTTTTAATTTATCTAAGACAGACAAAGAGCTTATTCGCCAAACGTCTAAAGATTTGAATCTGGAATTCAATCCGAAAACTAAGTGCGCGAACTGTTACAGTGATCAAATTATTATTTTACTAATTGAATTAAAAAAGAAAATTTCTGTAGTTGAAAACTTCGAATGTTCTTATGAAATGGTAAATAATAAGTCGATTAAATGGAGTTCGTATTACATAAACTGTGAAACGATCACGAACGAAATAGCTGAAAAGTTTATTTCAAATGTTAAGAACTGGGAACAGTATATAAAAAGAAAGTAAAATGAATTTCTTAATCGGGTACATAGTAGGAACGGCGATCGCTTATCTTAGCGTCGCGATTATTATAGTTTTAATAAAAGCCTATAAACGAATTAAAGAGTAAATAAAATGCAATTAATCACGCCAGTGCAAATAAGAAGCAGATTCGACATTTCGAACCACAAAAACGACGACGTTATAAACACGTCTATAGTCGCTATCGAAAACGTTTATTTAAAATCTTATTTAACGAACGAATTTTACGCGTTTCTTTTAGAAAATGCTAATGTAAGCCCGTCGAACGCTTTAGTTGACAGATTAATGTCTGGCGGAATTTACGAAATGTCGCCATTCAAAAAACACTTTAACGGATTGATAGACGCTGTTTGTCACTTAGTTTACGCGCACTTATTAATTCATCAATCGTTCGTTACTAGATATGGCGCCGTTAATAAAACAGACGCCAGAAGCCAGAATCAAACTTACGCGGATTTAGTGGCGCAAATTAGCAGAAACGCCAGTATCGGAAAACAATATATCGAAGACGTGATCGAATACTTAAACACGTTAGACGCTGAAGATTACACAATCGAAGCTATTTATATAATAAAAGTGCAAGCAAATAAATGTTTTCACGTTGACGGAATTTTAAACGAATGGATCTAATAAAAATAGGCAAATTTAAAATAAGCGTTTTCGAAAATTCGACTTCGCCTATAGTTGAAAATAAAAGCCCTTTCGACAGATTAAACACGTACGGAAATTTGAACTTATTATCGAACTATAAATTCGCTGACGTGATTCTTTTTCAAATTATAAAGAAGTTAACATCTGCGATGTCTGGCTTTGTCTGGACGTTCGACGGTCGCGAAAATTTAATTTTAGCTTATCGCTTAAAAATAATGTTTGAAAAAAACTTTTCTTTGATTTATAAGAAAATGTATTTCGACGGACTAGCTGTCTTCGCTGTGAATTACGATTCAAACGACGTGATTATTTTAGATTCAGATAGTTACAGTGTAAGAAATGGAAAAATAGAAGTAGAAAAAGAACTATCGAACTATAATTTTTTCACTATTTATTCAGATACTTTTAAAATATTTGGAAAAACAGACTTTAACACGTGTCGTGATCTTTACGCGCACATAGATAATTTAATGAACGCGATCAACGCGACCACTGAAAACCTAGGCGCCATGGGTATATTAAGCCCTGAAGTAACAGCGGGCGTAATGGCTAAACTAGACAGCAAGGAAACGGACAGAATTCAAAAAGAATGGCGCGAACGTTACGGCTTAAAGGTCGGCAAGTGGTCGATTATGATTTCGAATACACCGACACGTTTCCAGCAAATAAATCTTCCTATTAAAGATCTGGAACTTCATGATAAATTAAAAAACGCGATCCAGTTATTAGCTGGCTATCACGAAATTCCTTACGAACTAATAGCGACTTCAGGACAAAGTACTTTTTCGAATCGATTCGAAGCTAGAAACGGCGAACTTTTGGGCTTAACTTGTGCGTCTTACGCGAACAAGCTTTTCGATCTAGCGAATGAAATCTTCTTCGCTAAAGGAATGAAAATAAATTATATAATTGAAACTAAAGAACAAAAATATAATGAAAAATTTGTTTAAAATAAACAACGCTACGACTTACAATCTGGTAAAAGCTGGCGAAGATACAACGACTTTAAAGTATATCGTAAAAGGCGACGTCGCACACTATGGCGTAAGAAATCAAAACTTCGAAATCGACAATGTCGGGTGTTTTGCCGAACACTTAAAAGCGATTAAAGAAAACGGACATACGATCCCCTTAGTAATTAATCATTGCGAAGACGAGAATCACGTTATCGGAAAATTTACAGAATTCGAAGACGGGAACACGTATCTTTGGGGTACGGCTGAAATTATAAAAACGCCTTACATTATTAACGAAGTGATCCCGAAGATCGAATCTGGGATTTATCCTTGTTTTTCGACTTACGGCTGGGCTACAGACGGAAGCTGGTCTAATGAAAAGGAAGCTTATATAGTTAACAAAGCTATTTTAAATCACGTTTCTTTAGTTTCGCAAGGCGCGGACGTTAAGGCGAAAGCGACTTTGGAAGAATTAAAAAACAAGTTTAGCACTGAAGAAAAGAAAAAATCTTTCTTTACTTTTGGATTCGTTAAATAAAATTAAATAAGACTTTATATTTTTATCAAAAATTAAACAAAACAATTTTAAAAACATTTATAAAATGAAAAAACAATTAGTAGCAATCGCGGCACTTTTCAACGAAATGAAAAATTCGTTAGCGCCTGAAACAAAAGATTCAGTTGTTAAAGCTTTCGAAGCGGCGATCGCTGAAGCTGAAGCGGCACCAGCTGACATCACAACTGAAGAACTAATCAAATTAGTAGAAGAAAAACTTTCTGCTACTATGGCGACAAAAACAGAGATCGCACAGTTAGCTAATCAGTTACAAGGTAAAATAATTGTGAATAAAGCTGAAAGTTATTTGAAGTCGAAAAAATCTTTAACAGATTTCTATAATACTATTAAAAATTCCAGCCGTGACACGTTCCGCGCGAACTGGTCGGCTGTATTGAAAAAAGAAATTCAAAACGATATCGATCCGAACGGCGCTTTGTTACCCGTTGAAGTTGTTCAATCTATTGTAGATAAAATTCAAAAAGCTGGATCTTTATTCAGTATGTTGAATCACACTGGACTAAAAGCGATTAAAGTTCCAGTAAATGCAATGGTTGAAGACGCGGACACTTCGCGCGCTGGACGCCATACTAAAGGCGAAACAAAAGACGCGCAAGTTTGGGATTTAAGCCCTAAATCAATTTTAGCGCAAGCTATTTTTAAATTATTGCCTGTTGACTATGAAACATTAAAACAAGCTGACAACGAAGCAATGTTAGTGACTTACATTACTAATGAATTAACAAACGCGTGGATTTCTGAAATTGAACGCGCGATCTTAGTAGGGGACGGAAGAACTTCTTCAGATTCTCGTCACATTTCGTCTTTCGAAAAGTTAGCTGTTGCAGCTTCAAACAACTATATTACAGCGATTCCGTCTGGCGTTTCGCCGTCGGCTGTGACAATGGAAAATGTTCGCGCGGCAGTGGATTCTATTAATACTGACGGTAAGTTAGTTTTAATTATTTCTAAAACGAACAAAACTATTTTAGCTAAACAAGTTTTTGGAACTGGCGGAACGACTCAATTTTTAAGTGACACTGTTTTAGCTGAACAGTTAGGAGTTAGCGCGATAATCACTAACAAACACGTAACTTCAGCGAACGGCGCTTTAGCTATCGTGATGGACGTAGACGCTTATAATGTAGTAGGCGACACAAGACCAGAGCAAATCAATCAATACGACATTTACAAAAACCAGAATGTTTTTGAACTTGTCGGAATGGCTGGCGGCGGATTTGGAAAATTCGAAGCTGGTGCGGTTGTTCTGCCTTAATCTGAAGAATGGCGCTATGCGTTTCGTTAAGAATGACGCTATGCGTTTCGTTAAGAATGACGCTATGCGCTTCGTATTATAAATAAAAATTAAAGGCTGGCAAATAAACCAGCCTTTTTTTGATACTAGAATTTAAAAATGAAGATCACTAAAAACACTAAGCTTTCGGAATGTTCAGTTTTCTTAACTGAAGAAGTCGTCAATTCTATAGCCGAAAAAGTTCCAGACGAATTTCTTCAGGGATTCGAACCAATTATAAACGGAACTATCGGAAATTTTATTCGCTTAATGCGCGGCGATCAAAGTTTTTTTAAGGAATATTTTTTTAAAGATAATGAAGACGTGACGGTTTATGAATACGCGGCAAGATTAAAGCATTTAAAGAAAGAGATTGAAAAAGTTATTAACTATTTAACGTCGCTTTCTGTTCCACAAACAGACGAAGAAAAACAAGCTGCTAAAGGCGTGAATTTTCCGTCTTTTGCTGAAAATATGCTTATATATTGCCAGACTAAATTCTTTTTAAAATCATTTCACGAAGCCGAAAATATTCTTTTAAGCGACTTTATTCTTCATAAAAAAAACGATCTTTCGATTTCTAAATATGAAAGAAATCTTCGCGCTATTAACGAAAGAAAACAGAAACTTAAAAATAAAAAAACTAGATAATGAATGTAAATGCAAAAATAAAACTGCTAGCCGAAACGTTCACGGGCTATTCTGTACTTATCGACAGTTCAAACGGTGCAAACGTCGAACTATCAAAAATGAATATGCCTTGTATTCTGGTTTTCATTCAAGAAAACGGCGAATATCAATCGACTAATTCGCACTATCGCGACAGCGTGAATGTTAAAATCGTTTTATTAAACAAAATAAACAACGGCTTTAAAGATTCAGACGTCGATACTATGCGATACAATTTAAAGACTGACGCCGTTCTGTTATATCACAGATTAAAATTCGACTTTGAATTTAAAGTAAACAGCGACGCGATCAAATACGAAATAGTATACGACGAATTCGACGATAATTTAATCGGTGTTACTTTTTCGGATACTATTAAAGAGCGCGTCGGATTGAATCTAGCGTGCGAAGCAATCGAAAGCGTAGGATCGACGCCGAATTCGATCGATTTTTGTCAGCGTGTTTCAGAATGTAGTTCGATAATTGAATTAAACAGCCTTATCGAATCGCTTCAGGA